CGCAGCGCTATTGCAGCTGTGGTAATCTTCTTGCATGGAACGACAATGCGAAGCTCAAAGGACTTGAAGGAAGAAGAGTATGCAAAAAATCATAGGTCACAAGAAAAAATCATCAAAAGCCAGCGAGTACCAAGAACAGGCCACCTTTGTACAATGGTGCAGGATAAACAAGATACCTGTTCTTGCCATTCCAAACGGAGTTTTTCTCAAAGACAGAGACACCGCATACAAGATCATGGCCAAGATGAAGAAAGAGGGGTTGGAGCCAGGAGCGCCGGACCTCTTCATCCCAATTCCTACGCAAAAGCATAGCGGCCTTTTCATCGAGATGAAGATCCCTGGAGGGACGCTGAGTCAAAAGCAAAAAAATTGGATCGACGATCTCAACAAGCGTGGCTACAAGGCAGTGGTCTGCTATGGAGCAAAAGAGGCGATGGAGATACTGGAGGAGTATTTGCAAGAAGGAGCGCGCCGTGCATCTTGAAGTGAAGATCGAGGGGCTCGAAAAATTCAAAGCGCTTGTCGATACGAAGGTCTGGTACAAGGCGCAAAAACGCACAATGACAGAAATGGGACGAAAGTTTCGCACGAGAGTGGTCAAAGATGTTAGAAAGGTCTACAACGTCAAAGCAAAAACACTTAAAAAGCATATCAAAGAGCACATAAGCAAGGCAAGCAGTAGCAGTATAGAATGGCGTTTTAGTATAACAGGAAGGCCTGTTAATCTCATTCACTTTGGAGCTCGCCAGACGAGCAAGGGTGTGAGTGTCAAAGTCAAAAAAGGAAGCGGTAGAAGAGTCATCAAAAGTGCTTTTATCGCTCATGATAATGGGAGTCATAAGCGTGTATTTATGCGAAAAGGCAAAGAGCGCATGCCAATAGAGGCAAAGAGCACACTCTCTTATCCGCAGATGTTCAACAAAGAGATCATAGATAAAGCCATGAAAGAGGTTGAGGAAAATTATGACAAAGAATTCAAGCACAATCTCGACTACTATCTGGGGAGATTGAAGTGAGAAGAGTCATTAAAGCAACAAATATTGCGGGTCCTGTTTGGCCAAAAATCTCCTGCGGGCGCTTGCGAGCGCGGGATTTGGATAGTTTTTAGGGTGTCAACTTGGTTGACATTTTGTGCTTTGGAAACGTTTACACTTACCATGGATAGGGAGTTTTCGTGATGTTGGTGTCACAAAGAAAATTTGCAAAACTCATAGGGCGATCGCATGCGTATGTGAACAAGCTCGTGAAGCAAGGCGTGATACCGACGCACAATGGAAAGATTAATCCCGAAGAAGCGAAGCGCATCCTCGAAGAGCATAAAGACCCAACGCGCGAGGCGCAGCGAAAGGCAAATGCGAAGCGAAGAAAAGAGAAAAATATCTTTGATGCAGTTGGCAGCTACATGAGTATAGCTGATATGAGTCCAGAGGAGCGCAAAGCGTATGAAGAGGAGCGAAATCGTGAGGCTGAGAGAGCCAAAAGAGTCATCGAAGAGGTGGAGCGTGCCGGGCTGGAAGTGAGTGAGGAGCTAAAAGAGCTTGCAGCGAAAAGCAGTCTCAACGAAGCCAAGACGATTTCGGAAATACTCAATGCCAAGCTCAAAGAGATCCAGTACAAAAAAGAGGTGGGTGAGCTTGTGAGCAAAGCTGAAGTGGAAAGAGAAGCGTTTGAGATAGCAAGAAAGGTGCGTGATGCGATACTGAGTGTGCCAGATCGCGTGAGTGCGATGATAGCAGCAAAGAGCGATCCCAAAGAGATCAGAGATATTCTCACGCAAGAGTTACATTATGCTCTTGCAGCTTTGAGTAAGGAGGCGGTATGAGCGCATTGGTCTATACAAGAGCGTTTTTGCAAGGGTTGGAACCAGATCCGCTCATTACGGTGAGTGAGTGGGCCGATAGATTTCGCTATTTGCCAAAAGAATCCAGCGCTGAGCCTGGTAAGTGGCGCACCGCGAGATTTCCCTTTTTGCGTGAGATTATGGATGCTTTGAGCCCTCAAGATCCCACTACTGAAGTCAAGCTCATCAAGGGCACGCAAATAGGCGGGACCGAGATAGCCAACAACTTTTTGATGTGCTATATGGACATCTACCCATCGCCGATGCTTTTGATGCTGCCGACTGAAACTTTGATGAAGAAACACCGCACGATGAAGCTCATCCCATCCATTAAAAGCGTGCCAAGGCTTTTGGCCAAAATCAAGCCTGGTAAGACCAAGAGCGATGTGGGTGAGACGACGATGATGGAGTTTCCTGGTGGGAGTTTGATGTTTGGTTACTCCAACTCCACCGCAAACTTTAGAAGCCTCTCCTTTCGTGTGGTATGTCTTGATGATGTGGATGGTTATCCAGACGATGTAAACGGCGAGGGGAGTCCCATCGTTTTGGCCAAAAACAGAGCGGATAACTTCCCAAATAGAAAAATCTACATCAACTCCACGCCTACCATCAAAGGAATTAGCCATATTGAGCGAGAGTATGAAGATAGCGATCAGCGTGAATACTACATGCCTTGCCCCTTTTGCAAAGAGCTTATCAAGTTTGAGAAAGAAAATTTTGTCTATGAGTATGATGAAAAAAGCTATGAGCTTACAAGTGATGTGCGCTACAAATGCCCAGAGTGCGGTGAGCTCATAGAGGAGTATCATAAAACGTGGATGATGAATGAGAAAAACGGCGCCAAGTGGATCCCTCAAAATCCAGGTCACCCTTACAAAGGCTATCGACTGCCTTCATACTATTCGCCTATCGGATTCTTGAGCTGGGAGAAGATCTTTAGAGAGTATCTCAAAGCCCTCAAGGCAAAAAGCGAAGGGGATGATCGCAAGCTCAAGGCGTGGGTGAATACTCGGGATGCTTCGCCATACGAAGAGCATCACGAAGCAAGACCCCAGAGCGATATATTGTTGCTCAAGCGCGATCTCGCTCCCGGAATCGTGCCACCTAATACCGCCTTTTTGGTGATGAGCGTGGATGTGCAGCTCGATCACTTCTGGTATGAGCTGCGGGCTTTGCAGTATGGCAACTCCAAGCACGTGGTGCGATATGGCAGGGTGGAGAGCTGGGTAGAGCTGGAAGATATTTTTAGCACCTATTACGAAGACAAAGATGGCAATAAATACATGGTCAAAAAGTGTGCTATCGATAGCGGGTATCGCACGGATGAAGTCTATGAGTTTTGTGCGATGCATAGCAATGTGTGCATCCCCATTAAGGGGGCTGAGAAGATGATAGGACCTTGGAGGGTCTCAGATGTTACAAAAAAGAAAGATGGCATCAGTATCGCAACGGGGCTCAAGCTCTATACGATCAATACCGAATACTTCAAAGATATGCTTCACGCAAACATCGAGCGATCCATCGAGGCTGCCAAAGAGGCAGAGCTGGATCAAAACAATATGCTTACGCTGCATAGCGAGACGACTGAGGAGTTTGCAAAACACTATACCAGTGAGGTCAAAGCCGAGGAGGTAAATAAAAATGGCGTAGTGAAGTATGTGTGGAAAAAGAGATACTCACAAGCGCCCAACCACTTGTGGGATTGCGGGGTCTATAACACCTTTTTGGGAGAGCTTTTGGGGATCAGATTTTTGCGCAAAGGCATCAAGAAAAGAGTGCCTAAACCAAAGCGTGTGATGAACAGCGTGGCAAACTATATGGATGAATTTTAAGGGGGAGTGATGGCAAGAAGAGGGAAAAATATCTGGGAGCAAGCGATTACCTTTCATCTGACGATTCCGCAAAAGACCAATTTTGTGCTCGTGGAGCTGGCAAAAGATATGGGCGTGCCCATCAAGAGAGTGGTGGAAAACATCCTCAAAGAGAGCAAAACATACAAGCAAAAAGAGAAAGAGCTGGAAGAGAAGGGATTTTTTGAGTTTTGATGATAAAATTTGAAAAGAGAAAGGAATAGCGATGAAGAACATCGAGCTATTTGACATCTATTCAAGCTATCTTTTTAATAAGCTCTATCAAGAGTTTCCACTATGTGTGACAATAGATAATGTGGATCAAGAGGTGGAAAAGATTGATGAGGAGTTTGCCGAAGAGTTCAAGAAGCTTAACATAAATCTACCCACAGAGGAGAAAAATATCATCTTTACTGAAACAATCCTTTGGCTGACCAACAATGGCTTTTTGGACTACAAAACATCTTATCCAGATACCAAGCGACCGGCTACGCCTATGCCATATCATTACTTTATGTGCATTACGCTGACGCTCAAAGGGCTCAATCTGCTTACAAGCCCAAAACCAAAGAGCATAAGCAAACACAAAAAATTGGGTGACGAGAGTGTGGAGAAAGTTAAACACGGCTCTTTGGTAGAAGCTGGCAAAATGCTTACTGAAAATATGTTTGAGTTTATGATTAGAAAGGGGTTGGAATGAGTGACAACATCGTCAAAAAGGTGTACAAAGAGCTGGGGTCAAAAAAGGATAAGAGATGAAAAAGCTTATCGTAAAAGATGTTGAAGTGGCTCTCTATGCAAAAAATGAGAGCGATTATATCTCGCTTACCGATATTGCCCGATTTAAAAGCGATGAACCAAAACTTGTAATACAAAACTGGCTTCGTAATAAAAATACTATTGAGTTTTTAGGATTATGGGAACACATAAACAATCCAAACTTTAAAGGCATCGAATTCGAGTCCTTTAAAAATCAAGCAGGCTCAAACGCTTTCACGCTCTCTCCTCAAAAGTGGATAAAAGCAACTAACGCCATCGGCATCATCAGCAAATCGGGACGCTATGGCGGGACATTTGCCCACAAAGATATAGCTTTTGAGTTTGCAAGCTGGATAAGCCCAGAGTTCAAGCTCTATCTTATAAAAGAGTTTCAACGCCTCAAAGCCGATGAAGCCGAAAGGCAGGCACTTGGATGGGATGTGAAGCGAGAAATAGCCAAAATGAACTACAAAATCCACACAGATGCCATCAAAGAGCATATCGTCAAAAACCACACAAAACGCCAGCAGCAAATCATCTACGCATCTGAAGCCGATTTGCTCAACTTAGCTCTTTTTGGGATGACCGCCAAAGAGTGGCGAGACAAAAACCCCAACAAAGATGGCAACATCAGAGACTACGCAAGCATAGCAGAGCTGGTGGTCTTAGCAAACTTAGAGAGTATGAACGCAGAGCTTATCAAACAAGGCATAGATAAACGCCAACGCTATGAAATCTTGCACAAAATGGCAAGAGAGCAGCTAAAAAGCTTCATAACCAACAAAAATAAGCTTCTAAAAGGTAAGAGCAATGAACAATGAAAACATAGTTAAAAAAGTCTGTAAAGAGCTGGGGCTGACATATAAGGAGCTGGGGGAGCGGATTGGGTATAGTGAGGGGGCGTTAAAAATGGCAGTCCAAAGAGATAATGTAAGTCCACAAATGGAAAAAGCAATTAAATTATATTTAGAAAATTTAGAACTTAAAAAAGAGCTTGAAGAATTCCACGAACTCAAAAAACTCCTCAAAAAATGGACATCTCCGTAAAGGTATACCCCATAAGGGGAATACCTTGTAAACTCCAATAGACGCATAAAAGTTATCATAGTAATCTTATCTTCTTGACAAATGGTAAAAATGTATATTATACTTTCACTATAAAGTTTACATTGTTACCAAAGGGGATAAGATGGAAGTAACAAAAATTGAGGTTGTCAAATTCTATGATGACTTTTTGGAGGTGGTAAGAGTTGCTGCAAATGGAGCAGTTGGCAATGTTAATGGCAAGTATTGGGTAGCAGTAAAAGGTGATATTCTATATAAAATAACACTCGTTTCAATTTTTTCATAATCATCTTCTAAACATTCGGGACAATTTTCTGGAAGCTTGTATTTAAACTTCACTAAATTCCTTTAAAAATTATCGATTATTATATAGAAAGTTGTTTTATTAATT